ACCCTGGACACCCTGATTAAGAGTCTCGTTTTATTATCAGTGATTTTAGCCCTTATTAGATTAGTACCACAGGCTATACCCCACGGCTGTATTTATCTATTAGTTCTGCAGCATTGTTAAGTGCCACATCTGATTTATGAGTATATATCTTTGATGTGACAGCTATATCCTCATGTCCCATAAGTTCTTTGGCTACATTAATTGGTACACCTGCAGCTTGTAAATCGGTACAGTAAGTATGTCTATAACAGTATAAGGTTAGATCCGCTTGAACAAAATAAGGTGGCATAACCTGGTGCTTCTGTGGATGAACCTTACAGCCTGCAGCTATATTCATTTCGCGTTTAAAATTTTTCCACAAATCATTTATCGATGACTTAGTATATCGCTCACCTCTTGTATTCGCACATATTATTAACGAGTCATCAATAACATCATCATGTTCCGAAATTAATCTATCTAACAATACTCCTGGAATAGGTATGCTCCGCATACCAGCTTTAGTCTTTGTAAAGCCTCGAACTATCCCATCTGATTTTAGAGCTTTGTTAACAGTCACACGTTTGGATGTAAAATCAATATCAGACCATTGAAGAGGAACGATTTCTTGAGGTCTAAGACCACAATACAACATAAGCAATATAAATAGTCCACCTCGGTGATAATTTGCAACCTTGAGTGAAATTTCTCGCTCCTCACTAGTTAAGGCTCGTCTCTTTTTAGGAGTCCTTCCTTGAGGCTTTTTAATACCGGTCATAGGATTTTGCACAACGAGTTCATTTTCAAGTGCAGTATTAAATATTTGATTCAAAATATCATAGATTTTAGCATTGAAGGAGTAGGAATAGTCCTGAAGAGGATTTAGCACTTTTCTGATATGAAGAGGCTTAACAGAGCTTAATCTCATATGCCCAATAGCTGGAATAATGAATCGCTCGCACATAGCCTGGATATCTTTATACCATCTATAATTAACTTCGGGCTCTTTGTAATTATCCAGCCACTCATTAATCCAGATAGTCACCTGCGTATTACGACTAATCTCTACCTTGCCAGCTTCAAGTTGTGATTTAAGAATAGCTCTTTTTTCAATGGCTTCTAATTCGGTTCTGCCATACACATATCTACGCTTCCCTTCAAAAGTAAATGTCTTTTTATAATAATCAGCCATGACATATCCATTTCTGAGCACAAAAAGTGCCCTGCTTGTAATTCCAAGGCATCGCTGATATACTTTTGTTGGAACTTTGTGTATCAAACGATGCCAATTTCTATAGCCACTACCTGTTGCCTCAGGTGATGGCTATTTTTATAGTTTATATTAAATAAAGTACACACATTGTACGACATTGTACAAACATTATGTATTGATTTTTTTACACAATATGATATATTTTAAGTAGCTCAACTACCAATGTGTATGTAGGAGCATGCTGGACTACCTTTGGTTCTCCGGCTTTTTTAGTTTTTGTAAGCTGAGTATTCTTTATCAAACCTTCGTCTAAAGCTTTTTAAAAGAACAGGGAAAGCCGTTATAAAATCATAACCATTTTTAGATTCTTCTAAAATAATTATATAATCAATAGCTTTATCAGTGTATCTAATGCATCTTTTTGTTTTAAGAATACCTTTATCGTTCTTATAACATTGATTCCATTCCTTTATATTATTAGAACCACTGTTAGCTATATTTATTATTTCTGGAATCCAATGAAGTCTATTTATGCGGTATATACATTCAATTCTGCCAATTAACCTAAAATTAGGGTTATTAGAATTTCCATTTTCACAAGTACTAAAACATGAATTTTTCGCCCAATCATTTTCACAGAAAAGCATATCATATTTAGTATCATCTATATCTAAAGAGGAAATATGCAAAAACCTTTCTGGATAGTTCAATGTAAAGTTTGCATACTTTTTATTCATATTAAAAAATATATCTTTTGAATTATACTTTGGTTTGACCTCTTTCTTTAAAAAAGAATGGTAAAAATTATCCATAGCCTTGTCTAGTATTTTTTCAATAGATGCACCGTTATATAGCATCGGTTCAGAAAGCTTATCTGAAATAATACAATTTTCCATTAGTGCTACCTCCAAGAATCTGGAACCCAAACAAACCAATTAGCTTTAGAATTAGCTTTTGGAACAGAAAGAAATATGTCCTGACTTGATAACTCTTCAATTTTGTTGATAATCTCAAGTTTTGATTGACTTGTTTTGAGTTGACGATGCTTATAAGCAAGAGCTCCAATTAGTAAATCTGTTAGCTGCAGAATAGCTATATCAGACGAATCTACAAGTTGCATTTTTTTAATCTGACCATTGCCATAGTGTGCGTTTAAATAGTTTTTTAAAGTGGCAACTTTGGTAGAGCCTATTGTATCTTTTATATCCAGATATATGTTATACTGCGAGTCCACATCCTGATCAACGACATATTCAAGTGTTCGATAATACATTTTATAGTACCAAGTATCATAGTCTTTAGCTGATTTAGTTCGAATCTCATCTGTTCCCCTAGCAATATATCCTCTAAAGGCCAAATGCTTATTATTAAAGAAATAGTCAACTAGAGAAAGGTAAAAGTCTAGACCAGATGGAGAAACTTTAGTCCACTTAATTTCAGACTTCTTACTAAACCCATAAATTTCCTTAAGAGCGTTGATTTCATTGTTGATTTCTTTAGCTTTTGAGCGATCACAATATATCGCACCTAAAACCATAACATTAGAATAATTGCGCCTTAAGTGACAGCTTTCATCACAATACACATTGTATTCCATGCTTTTCTCCTTCCCACAATTGGATAATCAAAATATAAATTAAATCATCACTTAATGCGACAACGGCATAATTCAATCTATACTATCTTACATGATAATTCTTTACACCCAGATATACTTATTCTATTTAAGCTTCTTAATTTCCTTATCAAAGTCCGAAAAGATTTTCTGATTCTTGTTGTATACATCAAACTCTTCATTCGCCTTACTGATAGCTGCCTTATTTGAAATTTTCCCTTTGTCGTGTAGAATATCATACCTGCGGAATGCAAGAAATTCATTAACGCTATTTGCGAACTCTTCCATCGTAAACGTGTTTTCACGCTCGATTAAGTCTTCTATATAGTCAAAGTATCCTGAAACAGTTCTTTCTAGTCTGCGAATTTGATCTTGAGAAAGATAATTCTTCGCAACAGAAACATCTTTCTTTAATATCCGTCCATCCGGAGCATTCTTCCAAGTAGTAAGTCCCATATGATCCTTCGTGTGGTCAGCATTTGAATATATGATTTCAGCTGCTGTTTTACCGGTAATGGCATAATGGAATTTGTTTTGAATCATAGCATAGAAATCTTTTGTAGTAGGTGACTGCCTATCGTAGTCTATGCTGCATTCTGCATATATGTCAGTTATTTGCTGATATATTCTTCTTTCACTGGCACGGATGGAACGTACTCTTTCGAGGAGCTCTTTGAAATAATCCTTGCCGAAAGGTTTTCCGTTCTTCAACATATCATCGTTTAGTACGAAGCCTTTGGTAATGTATTCTTTAAGTGTGGCAGTTGCCCATTGGCGAAAACGAGTAGCTTGCTTTGAATTAACCCTATATCCTACAGCAATAATGGCGTCGAGATTATAGAAGTTGGTATTGTAAATTTTGCCATCTCTCGCAGTTGTTTCCATTTTGGAAATGACTGAAGATTCGTTTAATTCACCATCAATGAAAATATTATTCAAATGCTTACTGATTGCAGGAACACCAACTCCAAATAGTTCAGACATAGCCTTTTGAGTTAACCAAAATGTTTCATCTTTAAATGTAACAGAAACAGTCTCTTGGTGATTTTCCATCTCGTATAAAATAATATTCCCAAAACCTTCCATATAAACCTCCTACTTTAGAATTGTATGATTTGTTGACGTCAACAAAATGGTCATTAATAATTGCTACTGCAGTCAAAGTTATTTCTCGTATACAAAAGTCGTTTTATCATCCATTTTTAATACCAGTCGCTTGTTACTTCTGTCTATACTATATTTATCTAAAGTATTCCCGGTATCCAAATCTTTAAATATAATTTCATTGTTTTCAAGTTTCCAAATACCAGAGAATTTTTCGTCTTGATAACAAACTTCCATAGAACCATCCTCGTCTAGGGTTATATAATTAATAGATTCTTCTGGCTCTTCGCTTGCGTATTTTTTGTATAGATTAACTTGACGATCGTAATCGTCAGGGTAATTAGAATCTTTATCAAAATAAGCTGTGGCGTTCCATCGTCCTATAAAATCTTCCTTTTTCAATTCTTTGTTTTTAGAACATGAAATTAACCCTAAAGTGGCAACTATGATTAAAAGAACAGGAATGATTTTCTTCATAGCATTTTCCTTTCTCAATTAGGTAGAGTATCCATAGTCATTTTAAACTAACTACACATACTTATGCAGCACACCAACACATCGCCCGATTATTCTCACTTCTTCGTAGTCAGTAACCATTGCATGATACTCAGGATTACAAGGATTAAGTATCAACGTGTCACCATCCTGGGTAACTCTCTTTAGTGAAGCTTCGTTGTAATCTAATCTTTCAATCGCATATATTTGATCTTGAACAAAATCATAAGACTTTGAAATAAAGACTATATCTCCATCATAGATATTGGCACCAATCATACTATCCCCGTGTACCTTCAGGCAGTAATCCGCTTTAACATCTATATCTACTATAAATGTACCCTGGTAATCATCTTCGCATACCACTCCATCTCCAGCGCATATAGTACCCATAATGGGGAGCTTGTGCGCTGAAGGCAGAATGATATTCGATGGAAGAGGACGATCTGATTGAACAGATTCTTTGTTGTGCTCCTCTATAAGATCAGATTTTTCTATATTGAAATAATTAGCCATCAATTCAATTTTATCTATTCTTGGATAAGTATTTGCCTTTATCCAATCTGTAAAGGTGGTGTATTTTATTCCGAGATCCTGGCAAATATCATTTCTAGTTTTGTTGTACAAATCCATATAGTACTGAATGTTTTTTGCCATTATTTTTTTGTTGCCTAATTGTGTACTCATTATCCACCTCCATTTGATATGAAAATAATACGCTAATCTCGTAAAAAACACAATAAAATTTTGAAAAAATTACGAAAAAACCGTTGACAAGACGGTTTAACCGTAATATACTCCAATTATCAAATGAAGAAGAAGCGAGGTGAGTAAGTTGAAAAATGATAAACTGACGCTTAAATCAGTCAGAGCTTTAAGAGGATACACACAGGTTGAGGCGGCTAAATTGATTGGAATTAGCCCAGACACCCTGTCAAATTATGAATGTGGGAAGAGCTATCCAGATATCCCTATTCTCAAAAAGATTGAAGAGGTATATCAGATAAGTTACAACGACATTATTTTTTTAGTTTAAAATTACGGTTTAACCGTATAAGAAGAAGAGCGAGAGCTGAAGAGGAGAGAAAGATGGAGAATAAAAATACAGAGAGAATTGATAAAAAGGAAAAAACAACGAATTTACTTATTGATTATCTAGAAAAGATAACAGACACGAACGACGGACTAATTACATCTGAACATATCGCGTCCGTGCCTGCAGTAGCAGAGGCTATAACTAAACTTCTTTCTTTATAACAGAGAGAATGTGATTATAAACCTCTTTGAACATCAAACCTAGTTCTGTTCCGCTTTTCTGAGAAACAGAAAGCATAGAGTTAGATAGCTTAGCCTTCATAAGCTCAACAGTTATTTCAAATGCATATCTTTCTTCAGGTGTCATATCAATTAAACCTCCTTTCCTGAAAATTTACGGCTAAAGAAATTATACATCAGTGGAATGGGTTAAGTCGATTACAGACAAAAGAATGGGAGCAGGGAAGGAAGAGGAAAACAAAAGGAGGTGCGGCAAAGTGAATAAATTTGAAGTAAAAGATAATAAATTCTACCTAGACGGTTCAGAACTAAAATTCTTAACAGAAATCACCATAGACAAACTTTCAGATGAAAAGGCAAGAGTAAGTCTGTCTATGGTCGTAAAAATTACAGGTGAGATTGAATTGCCGACAGGGCTACACTGGACGCTATCTGCACGAGCGCCTGAACCGTGTTAACCCCAGCGTCTTTAGCAACGTTTTTTACACGGTTCCAAAGCTTCTCGCTTTGGATGTTGCCTATAAATTGATGACCTTCTGGAGTCAGATACTTTATAGAGCAACTGCCACTCACAAACCAGCCACCCATGAGGATAAGGTTTGACAATTCCGCTTGCTTAATATGATACATTACTTCATTTTTCGGAAAGTCTAATAAACAAGACGGCATTTCAAACGGCCCGATAACCACAGAATTGTCCAGGTCTGTTTCATCTTCGACGAATAAGAGTATTGCACGTAGGCAATCAGGATTTAGTTTCAAACTTAATCACCTCCTTTCATAAGTATACCCGAGGTGATTATACATCACAAACAAGAGAAAGTTGAAGATAAAAGAATGGATAAACAAACAATAGTCCGGGATATAAAAAAGGAAGTTGGGAACTGGCCATGCCAGTCTGACATAGCTAGATATCTGGGTAAGTCTAGAGATTACGTAATGAACCTAATGAATGGATGCGAATACATCACAGATGGTAAGAAAAAACAATACTTAGCATCTGATGTGGCAGACATGCTTATGAAGCAGAGAGTCTGTGACTAGTAGTATAAACGTCATTTAATACATGCAATCACAGATGGCAGCTTATAAATGATTAATGTTGTAAGTAAGGATACGAGTATCGGTACAATTACAGATTTATAAACAAAAGCTTTAAATTCTAACCGTGTAATTTCGCGGTAATTTAGACCTTTGTGTTTCAATTCAAAACAATAAACGTAACTCTCTGCACTAGAAGAAAAATTGATATAACCATTTTCCTTCAAATGGACAAGTGCACTTTGAACTTTTAAGCGTGAATACTTATCACAGAGAATATCGAATTTTTTTGAGCTGTCATACCGTCATTGGTATTACACATTTTTAAAAATTTGCGTTCGATTTTAGTCAGACGTTCCATTAATTAACAACTCCTTAAAAGATATTTTGGAAATTATATCACATGAGATGGAAGGTTAATAGAAAAAAACAAGCAATAGGAGAAAACTACAATGAATAAAAAGAATCTAAAACCAATGATAACTGAAGATGAGTTAACTGAAGCTGCAAAGGCGGCATATGAAAGTCATAAAAAGATACTGTATCTAAGCTTAGAGGATGCATTCGATATTGAATTTCCAGCTGAATTAGAGCCACTTGCAGAAATAATGTACTGCACAGGCTATGCAGATGCAATAGCTAATGCCTCAGTTGAAATAAATATCAATATCAGGAATAACGAAAAGGCGGTGAATCAAGATGATGAAGGAATTCGTAGAAGCTGTTAAGTATATGTGTTCAGACGAAGATGGAAACTTTCAACCGATTGCAGTAGTAGGTTCAATCGCTACCGCACTATTCATCCCCATGATGTGGATATTCCTATATGCCATGGGATGCAATTGATAAAGGAGAGGAAATGGTCGAGGCTGGTTGCATATGTGATCGCTGTGGTCATGAACATGGAACGCCGGGAGATAATAGGGCGTTCAGATGGTGTCGCCGCATAAAAGGAACTATTTGTGACAAATGCTGTAAGCAGTGTGAGTACAACGATGAATGGCATTGTCGTTATGATCCAGAAGGCAGGCAACAAATGCGTGAACTCATATTTGCCAATCGAGAAGATGAAAGGAAAATATGCAAGTATCAAGAAAGATTGAGAACGGCGCGTAACCCTAGAACACAAACGAAAGAAATTTTAATGGAGATTATCAAAACCAAAGAAAGGGACATCGAAACTAGAGAAAAAGAGTATGAAAGGTTACACGCCAGAGAGGGTCAGCCAAGAGAAATGTTTTAGCAAAAGATAGGAGGCGAACATGAAGCGTATTTTCTGCGATAGATGCGGAGAAGAAATTGATTATAAAAACCGTAGCAAACCGCTCAATGTAGTAGGAGAAGCAGAGGGCGTGTATGATCTCTGTCCTCAGTGCATGGTAGATTTCGGAGTCTTTATGCGAGATAAACCTCAAGCAGGTAAATATGGCCATGGGGTGCAATCAAAGAAGATGGGACGCATATGCGGTATTAACTTTGAAGAATAAAGAAACGAGGAGAAAAATGAATCAGCTTAATTATGAAATCAAGGAACATATTGGAATTATTTCAGAGAACAAGAATGGATGGACTAAGGAACTTAATCTCGTATCCTGGAACGATAACGATCCAAAATATGACATACGAGATTGGAACCCTACACATGACAAAATGTCACGCGGTATCACTCTTACTGAAGAGGAAGCATACGAACTAAGCATCATGCTGTCGGGTGAATTTGAAAGTTAAAGGTAGAGTAATAGCAACAGGAGAAAAATCATGAGTTTAGAAGTAATTAATAAGGCTAGAGAACAAATTACTGAAGAGTCACTACAAATCGGTGGCTCTCTTGCTAATTTCATAGAAGAGCATCTGAATGAAGTCTGCAAGACTGAAGAGGTGGCAAATCATATAACTGCAGAAGGCAAATCAATAAAAGACTTAATCTCTAAGATTACATCCGAAGCCAGGAAAAATGCAAAGAACAATGTCGGATGCCTTACAGATGAAGAGGTGCTACAAATCATTGATGATTACTACGACATTCATGCGAAACCATCATCAAACATCACTAGTCCAGGAACAATAGATATCCTTGACCTTATGTAGAGGAGGTGGATATGCAAATCAATTATAGAAATGCAGATAACTCACCTATAAATATTCACTTTCCGGATAACTTCGAGGATTGGGTAAATTATGAGACCTGTGCAGCAACTGTATATAACCGCTGGAAGAAAATAGCACATTGCTCACATTGCGGACATGCCTGGGATTATACAGAGACAATCTATAAGAATGACGTTGTTTGCTGTCCTCGCTGCGAAACAAGAGAAGTAGCAGTGCCTCACACCACGATTCCCTTTGGAACGCATCAATATTTCTTTTGGTTGTGGTTAGAAGATGAAAGTATATACTGCGCCTCAGCCTGTAGCTACTGGAGATGTGCAGAAAAGAATGTTGAGCAAATAGAAGACATTATTGAGATAGAAGTTGAATCAATCAACGTAATCAACAGAGATGAACAATATTCATATGGCTACATTTTAAATTGGAGAACTGGGGAGCCTGAATGGGTCAAGAATAAATCACAACACGTAATATCAAATGGACGATTTGTCGTGGATATAAATTTAGATGATCTTATTGCACAAAGCTTCTTGAAACATATGGATATACACATAAGAAGGACAACGGGAGTCCAGCTATCTAATGCGTATTTCGTTAACTATCTGATTGATGAAATGGTGTTTTGTGCAAGATATCCAAGCGTTGAATATGTAAAAAAATCAGAACTTGGAATGTTAGTAGAGTGCAAACTTGAAAAAATACCAACATACATAAGACCAAACTGGCGGGCTAGAACGATTCCCGAACTATTGCGACTATCACCGCAGGATATCGATAAACTGAAGCAATGGGATTATTTCAATGCAGATGGAATATTAAGGTACAAGATCCTTAAGAAGCAAAACAAAGTAAAAAAAGAACATATGGAACTATGCCAGAAATGGATTCCGGATGCGAGCTTCTTGTGCGGAAATGGCTATGGTTATGGCTGGATAAAAGAACTGAGGGAATCAAATAATTTAATTCAGTTATTTAGATATCTTGAAAAACAATGTAAAACACAGGGCAATCCTAGTAATCGTGGTGAGATTGTAAGCTTATACAAAGATTATTATGTACAGCTTAAAAAGCTGGAATATCCACAAAATGATTACTATCTATATCCTAAAAACTTAAATGAAGCACATGATAAAGTCTCGAGAGAGTATCTGGAAAAGAAAGATGCAGAGAAAGCGAAAAAATACAAAAAGCAACAAGAGAATTACGAAAAAATGCATCTTCCGAAACTAGAAGAGTATGTCTATCAAGATAATGAATATCTTATACGACCACTTAGAAACTGTAAGGAATTTGAAGAGGAAGGTCGTTATAACAAAAATTGTGTTGCTTCATACTATTACAGCGTAACGGAAGGGGATACAGCAGTATTTGTTATGAGGCGAACTGATGAGCCAGATACACCTTTCATAACAATTGAACTTCGTGATAACCATATATATCAATGCTATGGAACAGGGAATCGACTGCCAGCACCAGAAGTTAGAAAGTGGGTAGATGATTGGCTGGAAAACATTGTCAAGCCAAGAAGTAAAAAGAAACCTAAGAAGGGAGCAGCATAATGACAGAATCAATTATAGATGTAAATTACGAGATTAATGAAGCCAATGGTGAGTTAGAAGATAAGAGCACGGAGCAGCTGTGTCATGAGGCAAATGGATTATATCAACAGATGGAGGCAGTTGGAAACGTTGCACTCATGATGGCAGCATCCGCCGGTCGCCGCCTACTCATAGTAAAGGAGCGATTACCTCATGGAGAGTTTGGCACATGGTGTGATAATAACCTGGATTTTTCGCAGTCCAAAGCAAACAAAATGATGCAATTGGCCAAACGTTCGTCTGATGAAAATAGCATATTTTCAAATTCGTACACGTGTACGAATTTGAGCATTTCCAAGGCGTTCGCGCTTTTATCCGCCTCAGATGACGTCGCAAAAGAAGTGATTGAGTCTGAAAATATTAACGATATGACAGTTACAGAGCTGAAGGCAGAAATAGCCAACCTCAAAGCAAGAAATAATGAACTAGAAGCTGATACAAATGAAATAGAAAAACTCAAAAACCGAATTGCAGAACTTGAATCTGAACAATCCGAATCAGAGATAAGTGTTGAGGAGCTCACTGCGAAGGATGATGAGATTAAAAGGCTCAAAGAAAAACTCGAAAAAGAAAAAGCGAAAGCACAGACAGCTAAAAACAAAACGGAGGCTGCTGTACAAGAGGCAGTAGATAAATATAAGGCTGAATATGAAAAAGAGAAGGCGGAAGCCGTAAAGGAAGGCAAGGCAAAACTGCAAGCAGCATATACCGAAGCAGAGAAAACAATAGCAAGACTTGAAAAGGAACTGTCTGCGAGTAGCCAAGAAGATTTAACTACATTCCGTGCGCAGGTAAATATATTGCAAGAGGTATTTCAATCGTGCTGCAAAAGTTTGGAAATTATCGAGAGCAAGGACCAAGAACAAGGGGAGAAAGTACGTAGTGCATTACTTCAGGTATTACATATCGAGGAAGATCAACTGAAAGGTTAGAAGAACATGATAAATAAAGAATTGAAATTTATAGCAGACTATTATGGATTAGAGAATCAACTTGGGAAATGCATTGAAGAGTTGAATGAACTTATTGAAGCACTGAGTCATAAGAATATAGACCATGTTCAGGAAGAGGTTGCAGATGTTGAGAACATGCTTGAACAGATTAAATACCTACTGGGTCTATCTGATTACAGCATCAGATGCATAAGACTAGGCAAGACCTTTAGACAGCTAACTAGGATGGTGAATCAGGATCCCAGTATAGTAGTTAAAAGACAAGCTCTTCGAACTGCAGATAATAAAGAACCAGGGTACGACTCGGTCAATGAACCTAAACACTACAAGCTAGATGGACTTGATATAGAGTCGATAGATGTTATTAGAGCGATACTCGGAGAAAATGGATTTAAAGCTTTCTGCAGAGGAAATGCTCTGAAATATTTAATCAGAGCTGATAACAAAGGTGGATTGGAAGATTTAGAAAAAGCAAGAGTGTATCTGAGCTGGGAAATTGACGGGAGGAATCCAAATGAATGCAAGACCAAAACACATGAGGAAAAGTAGAGTACACAAATTCTTTGATGATTTACTTGGTATTAAAAAAGTAAATGAGTATCTTGAATCTCCTGTGTCGAATTCGGAAGAAGAGGAAAGAGTCATTGAAGAAATCATCGCAAGATACGAAGACCCTATTAATGCAGAAATTGCAGGAGACTTCCCGCTTGATTAGGTCGAAAGACATAGCAGCTATGTATACGGAAGAACAGCGTGAGGGTATATGCAAGTGGTGCCGAGAACATAACTATGATAAATGCACCACTTGTACACTCCCCATAGTACCAGCATGGAAGGCTGAAGAGGCTAATGATATTACTGGAGAATTAGAAAATGCTTAATTTAATAATAACTTTCTTAATTGCAGGCTTTATGGTTGGAATAACAGCACTATATTTCACAGCGATGAAGAGGATGGATATAGCAAACAAACTATTCATGATATCAGATGTACTACTCCTTGCAGGGTTAACAATTATATTAGTGTGTATATACATATATAGATAGAAAACAATTTTGATATGACAGCGGTAGGCAGAAGGTATATTCCTTTCAAAATCAGACATAAATATATAAGAGCACATACTACTTTTTACAGATGCTTGCCGCTTTCATATATAGAATTAAAACTTCAAAACTTTCTTCCTTATATATAGGAAGAAACAATACGGTAAAATCATCCGGCATTAAGCCGGATTAAGAGTTCAAATGAGTATTAACAAGTCAGGCATTTAAGTAACTATGATAAGAACTAAAAAATATTACACTGGAGATTATCTCGAGTTAGAAATATATAATGTGTCTCCAAGAAAGAGAATAATAAAAAGAGCAGAAAAAAGACATGAGTCATCCCCGGCGCAGAAGAATCTAAATTCAAAAAGAAGTCAAAGATACTTTGTCAGAATATGCAACCTTAATTTCAAAGAGGGTGACTTTAGCATCGATCTCACATATGACGATGATCATCTTCCGTATGACAGAGAGCAGGTACTTAAGGATATAACTAACTATGTGGCAAGAGTCCGCAGAGAGATGAAAAAGAGATCCAGCGAGCCAGTGAAATATGTGTATGTAATCTCAAATCACAAGGGAGATGATACTGGCTCAAAAGCAAGACCTCATATTCACATGATATTTGGAAATGTAGACAGAGATGTCATCGAGGATAAGTGGAAGGCTGGATTTTCAAATTCTGATAAGCTCAAATTTGATGAATACGGAATCACAGGCAAAGCTCTGTATATGGCAAGACAAGGTAAGAGTAAAAGGTGCTGGGGTAGTTCCATAAATCTAGAAAAGCCTGAGCCTATAGTTTCAGATAAAGCTATAACGAAAACTCAGATGGAGAGAATTATTAATGACCCATCAGATGGTTTATATATCTCTAAGCTTATTAATAAAAACAACAAGACAAGGTATACCTTTACGGACTGCCTTGTTGAGCATGATGGAAGGCAATTGGCTTTGTTTGGGCAAGATGAAGAAAGCGGAGGTAATGGTTCTGGGTTCAGCTTGCTTATACGAATGCGAAAAACAGAATACTGCAGAAGATGATGAGTTGCTCTAGTGAGCAAGTTTATTTAAGTGGGATGAAATATGACAAAAAAAGAAATGGAAGAGCTTATATCGATTAAGCAAGAAATTAATGCAATAGAGATGTCATTGTGTGCGCCTAAAAGCACATATACTTTTGCGTTCTATAAAGATTACAAAACAGGATATCCTATTCCTAAAATAGAGACAGGATATGATGATGGTTCAATATGCAGGGACCAATTGATAAAGAAGCTTATTGCAACAAAGAAGAAATTGCAAACTAAGATAATTGATGCAGAGAAATTCATTGAGACTCAAACGGATAGTGAGCTTAGAACTATCTTGCGCAGCTATTACATAAACGGATTAAGCCAGGAAGAGATAGGGAAGCTTCTCGGTTATGACAGGAGCACAATAACTAAGAAGTTAAAACGGTTTTGGAGAATGAAAAATTGACATAAAATGCAAGATTCACACAATTCACTTTTTTTCCTGATAAAATGATAGTGTAGAAAGTGTCGAAGAGACACAGGTTTTTCTCCCAAGCTATAAAGATTCGGAAAAGGTCGTCGCAAGGCGTCCTTTTTCAATGTGTGGGTATAAAAATCACTAGAAAAGACGAATTTGAACAGCAGCTTCGTTGCATGCTGTTTTTTTATGGATTTTAAACAGTGCAGGAAGAGCGATGCAAGCGAATGAAGAGAAGAAAAGGGCCGCAAAGGAACTTTATGAAAGCGGTGAAAACTTAATATTTATTGCCCAAAAACTAGAGGTCAAAGAGTCGACTTTGAGGTCATGGAAAAGACGTGGGAAATGGGAGCAAAGTGCAACGCCAAAAACGTTGCAAAAAATGCAGTCAAAAAAGGCTACTAAGAAGCAGCTGAAAAAGGAGCTCGGAGATGATGCTGAAAAACTTGTAGAAAATAATTTTCTTACATCTAATCAAAAATTATTTTGTATATATTATGTGACCTGTTTTAATGCTACAAAAGCATACCAAAAAGCATATAAATGCAGCCGCAAAACAGCAGGGTCAAATGGATACAGAATGCTGAAAAATGCTGAAATCAAAAAGTGTATTAGGGAGCTAAAGGAAAATAGGCTTAATAAAGCCATGTTAAATCCATCTGATATCTTCCAGAAATACATAGATATCGCTTTCTCAGATATAACGGATTTCGTTGAGTTTGGAAATGAGAAATCCGAAGATGGAATTCGTTATGACTATATGAGATTCAAGAGTGATGCAAAAGTAGACGGAACTCTGATAGCTGAAATATCTATGGGGCAGACGAAGAAAATTAAACTCGAGGATAGGCAAAAGGCTCTAGCCTGGCTAGCGGATCATATGGACTTAGCCACAGAAGAGCAAAAGGCTCAAGTTGAATATATTAAGTCAAAGACAGCTGCAGTTAATAAAGCCTTAACTGGAGAAGGGGCAGAGATTGAAGATGTTGATGACCTAGAGGAAGAGATATATGGCAGTACCGAAGAGTAAAGAGCCTGTTAAGAGAAAGAGCATTCCTTACAGGTTTGGAGATAAGCACAAGGCATATATGAGGCGATCCAGAGACTGCACATATAATGTCGCAGAGGGTTCTATCCGTGCAGGTAAGACAACGGACAATATATTTGCTTTTGCTCATGAGCTGAAGAGGACAAAGGATAAGCTGCATCTAGCTAGTGGTTCAACCCTGGGAAATGCAAAACTTAACATTGGAGATGCAAATGGCTTTGGACTTGAGCACATATTCAGAGGGCAATGTCACTGGGGAAAATTCAAGGGTAACGAAGCTCTGTATATACAAGGACCGTCTACAAACAGGAAACTAAGAGTGGTTATATTTGCAGGTGGCGGTAAGGCTGATTCATACAAAAAAGTGCGTGGTAACTCGTACGGCATGTGGATAGCTACAGAGATAAATCTGCATCATGACTCCATGATAAAAGAGTGTATCAACCGTACGGCAGCAGCTAAGATGCGTAAATTCTTTTGGGATTTAAACCCTGATAATCCATATGCATCGATATACAAGGATTACATAGACAAGTATGCCGAGAAAGCAGCTGCAGGTGAGTTTCCTAGTGGATATAATTACGAGCATTTCACTTTGTTTGATAACGTAACGATTAGCAAACAGAGACAGAAAGAACTGATGGCCGACTATGACACTGAAACAATATGGTACAGGAGAGACATACTCGGAGAGAGATGTGCTGCAGAGGGTGTCATATATAAAAGCTTTGCTGATAATCCAAGTAAGCATATTCGGATATTCAAAGACTATAGCGAAAAGCAGGAATGGTTAAGAACCATTCACTTTATCTCAATAGGGATAGACTTTGGAGGAAACAGATCGCTAACAACATTTGTAGCTTCAGCAATTCATTACAGATTCCAGGAGGTCGATGTAGTAAAAGATGCAAACATCGAAGGGAAAAAGGGTGATATAGATCCTGACAAGCTTAATAAGAGTTTCTTGATATTTTACGAGGAGCTGAAGAGGGATTATCCCGGAATTCCTATACTCTACATATTCGCCGATAATGAAGCACAGTATCTGATAAATGGATTAGCCAAAGCATGTAGAGCTGCAGGTATCACAGCAAGCATAGGTGATAGTGCAAAGAAGAAGATTACGGATCGTGTGTACTGCGGTAATACATTGCTGGCTAGTGGAAGGATGAAGGTATTACCGGAGTGCAAACTTCTGATAGCAGGTCTGAAATCAGCAATATGGGATCCAAAAGAAGCTGAAAAAGGAAAGGATGTTCGCCTAGATAATTTTAGCAGTGACATAGATATATTAGACGCATGGGAATATTCATGGGAGCGGTTTATGAAGAAACTGCTTCCTGAATCCAAAAGGAGTAACTAATGAATATAAATACCGTTATTGATCACTTAAATAAAAAGTACGACATAAATCTTGATAGCAGCTATTACCAAAATATAGCGATATGGAGAGATTGGTGGATGGGTTATTATGCTCCATTCCACACTTTTGCAGAGGTTGGTTTAGATGGCAAGAAGAAAGAGCGTAAACTCTATACACTAAAGATGGCGAAGCAGGTGTGCGAAGACTGGGCATCAGGGCTACTAAATGATGAACTGCATATCGCCATCGATGATGAAGCATCCGAGACATATATACTCGGAGAAAAGGATGATGCTGAAGAGGGAAAAGAAGACAAGACACCTAAAAAAGATATATTCAAGGGTGTACTTAGAAACAATGCATTTCGTCAGCAAGGTAACCGGCTGATAGAAAAGAGCTTTGCCTTCGGTACAGGTGCATTCGTGTTAAGAGCCGAAAATATAAAACTCGGGAGGAACGATAAGATAATCCCAAGCCACAACATAGACATTAGGATTGAGTATCTATCTGCAGATCACATAATCCCTCTATCCGTACATGCGGGCAAGATAACAGAGGTTGTATTTGCATCTGAGGTGCTGCAGCTAGGTGAGAAGATGATATACCTTGAAACTCACAGGTTGATAGATGGACAGTATGTAATTACAAACGAGTACTTCAAAGCTGAAGAGGGCAGTCTGATAAAGCAAGAGCTTCCATATGGAATACTTGAAGAAATGACGACGGGGGGGAACGTTCCTCTGTTTTCTATCGTTATGCCAAACATTGAAAATAACATAGCTCCAGGTTCGCCACTAGGCATTTCCGTATTTGCAAATGCATTAGACAACCTTGAAGGCGTAGACCTTGCATACAACAATTTCAACAAGGATTTCAAGCTTGGTGGAAAAAAGGTGTTCATGAATAGCCGCATTGTTCGGAGAAATGAAAGAGGAGAGACTATTACTCCTGATGATGTAGCGCAGCAGCTATTTGTGGAAACAGGTGATGACCTAATAGATGATGATGGAACAAAGAAGTTTATTCAGGAACACAATCCATCACTCAGAGTATCAGAGAACGTAGAGGGAGTTCAGGCTCAGCTAGATTTACTATCGTTTAAATGCGGACTGGGAACAAAGTTCTATCACTTCAACAGTGGCACAGGATCTGTTCAGGTAACTGCTACAGAATATCTTGGTGGACGTCAAGATTTGACTAGAAATACAGGTAAGCACTCTCTTATTGTCAAAGATGCAATGGAATCACTTATCAGATCAATCCTATGGGTAAAGAAAGAGCTTGGAGGTGGCACGGTAGATCCAGAAACAAAGATTGAAATAGACCTTGGAGATAGCTTCATTACTGATAGTGCATCTGAAAGGGCTCAAGATATGCAGGATGTAAGGGAAGGCATTATGAATAAATGGGAGTATAGAGCTAAGTGGTATGGAGAAAGTGACGACACTGCAAAAGCTAATATTCCTGAAAGCAATTTTGAAGAGGATCCATTCGGGTTTAATCAAAAATAGAATAGCTTATAGTTAAGGAGGATATATGCTTACACCGGAATTCTTGCATGAAGCACCAGAAGGTTTGCTTGAACTATATAGAGAAACAGAGGCAGCAATACTTGCTGATATGGCAAGACGTATATCGACTTATGATTTCTATATCCCTGCTGCACAATGGCAGAAGAGGAAACTCGAAGCAATGGGAATGTTTGAGGCGGAAATAAATAAGAGGCTAGCTAAGCTTACAGGCAGAAGTATCCAAGAAATCAAGGAGCTAATGAAAGAAGCCGGAATGGAGACAATAGCTAATGATGATCGGATTCATACAATGGCAGGAAAGAAATGCCCACCACTGGAAGCTAGTCCATCTCTGATAGCTGTAATGAATTCCGGATATAGACGAACAGCAAAAGCTTTTCGCAATCTCACGAGAAGCACTGCAGCTAATGCATCCAAACAGTTTAGCAAGATACTTGACCAAGCATATATGCAAGTAATATCTGGAGCCTTTGATACAGAGACAGCAATAAGGAATGCAATCAAGGCATTAGCTGAAAAAGGAATTGATTCTGTAAGGTATCCTTCAGGACGTGTTGATAATATAGAAGTGGCAGCTAGAAGAGCTATTGTGACCGGTATTAATCAGACAGCTGGAGATATGCAGCTTGCAAGAGCGGAAGATGTGGATAGCGAATATGTGGAAACTACAGCACATGCCGGAGCGCGTCCGGAACATGAGGTGTGGCAAGGCAAGGTGTTTAAACTGCACGGTGAAGAACCAGGATATCCTAACTTCTATGAAGCTACAGGATACGGAACAGGTCCGGGGCTATGTGGATATAATTGCAGGCACAATTTTCATCCGTTCTATCCAGGTTTATCAACTCCTGCTTATAGTGGTGAGATGTTAGCTGAATATGCAGCTAAGGATTACTTATATAATGGCAAGAAATATACAGAGTATGAAGTATCTCAGATGCAGAGGTATTACGAAAGGGCTAGGAGGAAATGGAAACGAGAATACCTAATGCAAGAAGCTGCAGGACTTGATACAACAGAATCCAGTGTAAAGATGCGATCATATATGGAAAAGCTGAAGAACCTGGAAGAACAGACAGGCATGCCATCGCAGCATGATCGTATGATAGTAGCAGGTTTTGGAAAAGGGGAAGCCGGAAAATCTCAATGGGAAGCGAGGAAATACTACCAGTGGTTTCGTAAAGCTTATTCGCTTGAAGGTCAAGGGATGAGAAAAACACTTGCAAGCTATTACGACATGAAGTACAATAACCCTCCTGAGTACAAGCTATTCAAAAAATATGTGTTATCTGTTGAAAGGGGAGAAGTCTCACCGCTGCTGGGGTTATCCACATACAGAGAAAAGGCACATCTGATTGATGAACAGCTTGTAGGGCTGAGAACTCCGCAGGGTGTTGAAATTAAAGATTATTCATCTCATTTTGTCGGCAGAATGATTGGACACTCGGCACCGAACAAAAAGTACAATAGAACAGGTGTAAGCGTTGAGGATTTAAAACGTTGCATAACACATGGGGAAGAAAGAACTTCCGGACATGAAGATACTATAATGCTGGTAGGTTCAGGGTGCCAGGTTACATATAATCCTAAAACCGGTGTTCTTGTGCAAACTAACAGAAAGGATAGAGAGGTATGATTGTTGTAGAAATAAGCGGTGAAGAACAAGAGTTTTTAAAACCATATGTAGAAGAATGGCCGGAGCTGGCAGCAATTAAATTGGAACGTACTGATATTAGGAAATACCTTAATGCTCTTGATGATATGATTTTGCGCTATGGTTTTGATAAAAAAATGGAATTCTATAATGAGATTGGGGAAAATGCACAGTTGATATATGATCGTGTTTTAGATGCATGTGATGATTATGATGATAGAGAAAGTGAAGGGGAATAATGAATACTCTTGAAACAGCATACAAGATTCTGAAGAATTTAGAATCTGCAAAAGATGTTGAATACATGGGCACACTTATTAGTCCTGAACACTTAAATGTATCGGATGAAGAATGGCTTATGGTCATGAGAAATCTTATTGAAGAGGGTTATGTTCGAGGTGTTGAGATAAGCAAGAATGTGCTCGGAGAAACAAAGGTTGATATTGAAGAGGCTAGGATTACATTGAAGGGAGCGCAGTACCTTCATGAAAACAGCTCAATGCAAAAATTCATGAGGATAGCAACTAACGTAATAACAATAGGCTCAAACATTAAGTAATAACTAGATTTTAAAGCAGGCCAAACGGTCTGCTTTTTGCATGCAAAGAAAAGGAGAGATAATGGAATCTTTAGAATTAAAAGACAAAGTAAATATACTTGGGACAGAATATAGCATCAAGGGGCAAATAGGAAAAGAAACTCCCAAGCTCGAACATGCAGACGGCATCTGCGAATTTTATTCAAAGGAGATTGTAA